CCTGTCCCCAGTGGACCCGTTATCGTTCCCGCATCGTCTTTAATATACAACCCATCGGGACGAAAAAATAAAGCCCATTCGCCCGTATCGGGAGTTGTGGGGGAATCGCCCGCACCGTATTCGTCGGCATAGTAACGTAGTTTGCTTATAGCGTTCATAAGAATATTATTTCTCCATCGTCTTCAAAAATAACTTCAAAATCGTTGAAGTTGATATGCGTAGTAACCAAACACTCATCGCCTTGCAATACGAGATTGCGTTCAAGTGTTCGCTGAAACGCTCCTCCATTATCCGCAGACACGCGCCCTTCGTCGGCTACCCAAATGCGACCGTCGCTCTCGATAGTCAATCGGAGCGTGCGCGTTGTTGATCCGTTGGGAGTCGTGTCCAGTTCTATTCGCGTGCCGTGCGCTGTTGCGGTATGGGTTTCATCAGCCACATGTCGAATTTCAGCCGATGTGCTTCCGTAACCCGTACCATCATGGAATCTACCTCGCAGTTTCAGCGCGACATCATCCGCCTGCGCGGCTGTGGGGGAGGCTTTCGTCCCCCTGGCAAAAATGCCAGTAACGAAAGACGCCAATCCAGTCCCCCATGTCCATAACGTGTTTCCAACCGACACGCCTTCCTGCGCCTGTGAAATGCTACCGTCTGTTTCAGCGATTGGCGGATCGATACCGACGCGGATCGAATCGCTGAATCGCTTGATTCCCGCGACGGTTTGGTCTCCCGTCAGCGCGACGTAGAGCGTGTCAAAATATGTTTTTAGCGTCGCCTTGATATTCGCCCACGTCACTTTGCGTAACGCAGTAACCGAACTTTTCCACAACGGAAACTCATCGGCGTTCAATGGCGTGGAAATTTCCGTTGCGCCATGTATTCCCGCGCCCAAATCATACAAGGACTGCGATTGCCCGAGGTGATCGATCAAATCCTCAAACGAAGTGAAGTATGCCGCGATTTTATTGGCGGTCTTACCTCCCGCGACCGTATAATCGCCGATAGCAATCAGCGTCTGCCCATACAGACCCACTGCGGTTACTTTGTCGTTGACCCCGCCGTCCAGCGAGTAGGAATACCCGCCGCTCAGACGCACCACCCCTTCGGAAAAGTCGCCTGCGACATAGAGATCGGACAGATACGTTTGCAAATCGCGCACAATCCCGCTGGGCGCTCCCGCCACAGTAGACCAGACGCCCGAATCGTACTCAGACAAATATCCCGTTTGCTCTCCGCCCGCGATAATCTTGCCGTTGAGCATCGTAATCGAGCGGACGATGCCGTCCAGCCCTGAGCCAAGCGCGGCATACGATGAGCCGTCCCAGGTACAGATATTATTATACGATGGGATGTCGCCGCCGATAATCAATCGGCTGTTCGTCTCATCCCAGTAGAGGGCATACACCGCATCGCCGCGTCCCGACCCCAGCGGATGAAGGGAGTTATCGCTCAAATCAAGACGGGCAAGGTTATATGTACCTACGACCGAATCCAGTTCCCCGAACTGCCCGCCGATATATAGATTGTTTCCCACCGCATCGTGTGCCAGCGCATAGATGACATCTGCGATATTAATATCCTGGCACATGCTGTCCCATGCCGAACCATCCCAGATATACAGTAATTCCGTAATGCCGCCATTGACGCCCACATAAACCTTTCCGTTTGGCGTAACGTAGATGCACTGCGGGTTCATCGTAAATGAGGTGCCGCCAGAGAGCGTTCCCCATTGCCCTGTAACCATATTGTATGTTTTGATATATGTCGCGTCTACAAATCCGCCCACTCCATGATTCAACCCGCCGATAAAATAGACGGTATCTCCATGCACGGCTAAATCCAGATTCATCAACGAACTGTCCGAGATCGTATCGGTCGGCAGGCTCAACGGAACCCACTGCCTCACCTCCAGCAGGTTCGCATCGCGGGCGGTGTTCAATTGGCGAAGTAGATAGTCAACATCTCGCGCGCGCTTCATTGCGTCCCTGTAGAAAACGCTGTCGAGTTCCAGGATTACTCCAGCGTAATTTTCATTCTCATAGTCTACCTGCATACTCAGTACACGCTTAGACGTTTGCGTGCCTTGTACGTCGTAGGTGATTGTGTCCCCAAGAATGAAGTCAACGAAAACAAAGGGCGCAATACCGTCATAGAGGCGGATGGTGTGCGACGTTTTAGGGTCTTTCGTTTCGGCTAGTTTTGCGCTGGCATACGTGGACGCTGAATCAAGGGTTTGCGCTATTTCGGCATTAAGTATCTTTTCGCGCCGTCCATTTGCAGTAATCGAAGCGGCATCTTTTGATTCTGTATACCCATTTTTGTACTTGACTAAATAAACGTTGACAAGATCGTCGCCGTGTGTATTGGATTCAATTTCAAGGCAGTTCGTTCCAGCCCGAGCAATTATTGCGCTGGACTTATTCGATCCGATCCCGTTTTTGTAGGCAGACAGAACGAATTGTCCCGATGACAAGGCAATTGAAAAATCGAAGCCGCCTGTTTCCGCGAAACTTTGCGCGACTCGTAAAACAGAATCGCCAACGGTCACTTGATACTCTTCGCTGTCTCCCCATGCGACCGAATCGCTATCGTTTGCGGCTGTAAAATCCCAGGTAAACGCCGACAACGCGCCGCGCGTCTGCGCTTCCTGCAACAACTGAATCAGGATCGCCGCCTTTGTCATATTTGAAAATGTGCGCGTGGTTTCCGTACTCTCATCGTCCCATACGACAATATTATCCAGCAGGGCAAAGGCGTCCTTCCCTGAAATCGACATCCATCTACCCGCATTTTCCCCCGCGTCTACTTTGGTCTCTTTTATGTTTTCAACAATGAATCCGCCACGCGCCGCGCCGCGATATTCGTTCTGAATGAACATCCCTGATGTAATCACGCTCGCGGCTTCGCTGTCCAGCGGTATTTTCACCTCTCCCGTCCCTATGCCGTTTACCTCAAAATACAAATGACCCGTTGAGACGGGCAATATCCGCATTCGCGTTGTCAGGTCAGCGGCGTAGAGTATCCATTCGACTTTATCTGTATTCGTCATGGTTATAAATACGGCTCGTAAAATTCAAACGCGACTGTGCCAGTGGTTGTCACGGCGGACGTAATACTCATGGAGTTATCGCCCGCGACCAAAACCATCAAGGCGGTATCGCCTGAATGAGTTATATTGCCGATCACGTTGCCGCTTATGCTGTGCGTCGCAACGTACTGATTATTTGTTTTTTGAATAGTGACCGTGTTTCCCGCAGAAATCACGCCTGTGTACGTCAGGCTCACATCGTTGGTTGTGTTTGTAATAACGGGATTTGTAAGCGGACCCGTCAACACGATGGTAGGATTGCGCTCCTCTACGGTGCCGCCGTTGACAATCGTTTCCGTTTTCGGGCTTGCGTCAATCGTAATGGTCTGGCTGGATAATGTATCCGAGCGAAAAAACGGCTCTGCCAGAGTGAACTCGACAATGAAACGCGCAAACCTTCCGCCGACGCCGCGCTCCACATCAAGAATATTCTCAACCCGCGCATACGCCTGTCTAACGCTTCCGTTGTCCAGTGTGCCGACAAGCAATTTCTGTCCACGCGCGGCGAAGTTCTTTCGCATCGCGTCAAAGGCGGTTTCCAGCGCGGCGATACTGGCGTGCAATTTCGCAATCTCAAAGGCTACTTTGCGGCTGGTGTAAAACTTTTCAACGTCGAAAGTTCCATGAGTAAAAGGGATGGTCATATTTTCGCCGCGCGTTTCGGGCAAATTGAATGGATCGTCTATGCGCGTGATTGTTCCGTAATCGGACAGATTGACGCCGTTATAAACCCACAACGTCATGATGCCACTCCCACGCGAGACATATACTTGAGCGCGGATCGTATGGAATCCTCCGCCGCTTCACGTTTGGGGTTGTTAATTGTGATGTTATAAGTGCTGCCAAGTCCCTTACCGTTTGGGTAGAACTCGCCGTTTGTGCTTGGCACAAATACTTCGGGTTGCGCGCCAACGCCAATGCTATACGGCGTCCCTGCAATGCCCGAACCGCCGCTGTCTCTGCCGGCATAAGCAATATTGTTATATTGCGGCGTTCCGTATCTGTACCCTCCTAGTGTTTGATTTTGGGTCATTTGAACTGCCTGTTGTTGTGTAATCACAGTGATCGTGGAAGTTTTGCTGACGGGTATCCCGTTAATGGCTGCGGTCACACGGTCAGCCTCTTGCCATGCGGCTTTTGCCTTTTCAACCACATCGGCAGACCATAGACCCCACGCTTGCTGTTGCGCGGCAAAGGCGGCAAATTCATTTTCTGTCCATCCATCCCTTGCCAGATTTTCGGCAAGAATATTGGATATAAATTGCAGTGTGTTTTTATTTCTCTCCTCCGCCAACTCCGCTTCCTTCGCTTTGATTTCGTCAAGTTGAGCGATGGCGTTTTGGATGTCCTCTGTCAGATCGTCGCCAACGGGCATGCCTTTTTTTTGCGCTTCTCCCGCTTGCGCCCAGAGTTCAATTAATTCATGTTCTGCGTCGGCTCTTTCAGCCGCTAAATTTTTCGATTTGTTTGTGTAATCTTCCTCCGCCGACTGCATGGAATCAATCAGCGAAATCATGCTGGATATTCTGTCGCTGACTGCCTTCGCCAACTCCTCGTTGGCTTTGATATTTTCATCCATAGCGGAAGTGTTTTCTTCTGTTGCGTCCGAATTTTCAAGCATGGCGTTTGTGGCTTGTTTTTGTTCCTCTTTCGCCTCTTCCAATGCTTCGGCGTATCCAGATAATCCAATGCCAGCATGACCAAACTTCTCTTGTTGAATTTCCAAAGCGCGGCTAACCGCCAATTGAGAATTTACAAAATCGGTCAACGAGGGAAGTAAACTGGTCGCTAGTCTTATTTTGACGCCTTCAACCGCATCGCCCCAGTTGTCCATCGCAATCTCAGCCTCACGCGCTTCATCCACCATTTTCTGGGTCAGAATAAGATTTTTATCGACTGCCGCGCCTTGTTCCCGCAGCGCTTTCGACCCTTTTTCTAATACCTCCACCCATTGCAAACCACCCCTGCCCAGGTTCTTGATAATAAAATCGTTCTTTTCTTCGGCGGAATTGAGGGCAAGGTATTGATCCGACAATTTCGCCAGGGTTTCGATGCTTGGAGCGTGTCCCTGTTGCGTGAGCGCGCGAGTAGCCGACAACGCTTCGTTTGCCGAAATTTTATAATCATCCAGCACCTGCAAAAATCGAGAGGTCGCCTCAGTGCTTTCGCCGCTCAACGAGGATAATTGCCGCACTTCATTGGCATATTGAATGTGGTCTTGGATCACACTCTTCAACGCCAATCCGACCCCAGCCAGCACGCCGATCAATGCGGCGTTAGTCGACAGAAACGAGGTTAATCCCTGTCGGGCGCGTTCCAGTCCGGGAGCAAGGGCTTTCGATTGCTCGCCTGTCTTTTTGATCGCCTCATTGACGCGCTCGATCTTCGGTGTGCCGTTATCGTCAACGGAAAAGCGGATGATAATTTCATCAACCTGTTGCGCCATTGTTTGCTCTCATCGTCCTTACATCGGTCACAATCTTGAAGTAAATCGGGTTGCGTGTTGCCCATTGCGCAATGCTAGTTTTTCCGCTTGCGTAACTCATAAATGCCGAATACACATTTGCGGCGGCGGTCATGCGACGCACCAACCGCATAGGAATCTCGCCCTGCCATACTGCGGCACTCCCCCAACGCTCGACGCGCCACGCCATCGCTAACTCCGGCGGCGGGGGGGTGTTTGCATCTTCCGCGCACTCCGCCGCCGCCAGCATCAGTTTTTTGGTATCGAATTCACTTCCTCGTACAAGTCGCCGATTTTGCGGGCAATCCATTTCACGAGCCAGGGCTTCATCTCGTCCACATTCTCTTCTTTCAATTCAGGCGAGACAACCCATCCCGAAGAGATAGCCGCCCGAACCATAATTCCGTAATCAGCGGAAAGCGTAACAGATTCGTTCTCCTCCATGATTTTCATCGCAGTGGAGAGGGAATCCGCAATCAGTTGAAATAATCCAATCATGGATTGCATGTTCGTCTCTGTGACACGCACGAGATTCAACTGCGCCATAACATTGGCAAGTAGCGGCTTGATGTCCTGATTCTTTTCTTTACGCACCGCGCGCTCCCATGCGACGCAATGTCGTTGAAGCGGCTCATCGATCAATTCCAGCGTAAAGTCTTTAACGGTGTGTTTCATGCGACGGTGGAATGTGTGGTTGCGCCGCTAACCCGCAGACTGATTGTCAATGCCGCGCCTTGATTGTGCGGCAACGGGTCTGAGATGCTGGTCACAAATGCCGATGCGCTCTTTTTGGGCTTGCCGCTGGAATTGCCCTGCCGGTACCATTCTGTGGTCGCGGCGGCAGTGGTATTCTCAAAAGCCGCTCGGATTGTTTCATCGGCATCGTCCCAGCAGTCAATCTGTATTGTGGCTTCGCGCTCGGATGGAATGAACTCTTTATCCTCCTGCTCAGCCCCCGTCAGGTCTATTTCGCCGCGTTGCCTGCCCCATTGAACGCTAGTCAGATGTCCTGCGGGAACAGTGAACGATCCGAATTTGAATACTTGCTCCTTGCCATCGCCTGTTTTTGCCATTGGAAACTCCTTTTGTTATGAGGGAAGCGTAAGAACGCCGAATTTCACTTCGGCATGGCTCGCTTCCAGATAGATATAGCCGTCTGATTGCATCCAGCCTTCGCGCTCGAAGGGACCGAACGCGGCATATTCTCCCGCGCCCAGCGAGTATGCGGAAATGTCTCCTGTGCGGTTTGTGCGCGAATCGGCAACGCTGGTGATTGTTACCGTGCGCGTTGATGCGCCAGTGTTGTGCGCGATCACAATCTGCTTTTGTGTCGCAAGGATTTGCTCCTTGTTGGTCGCATCCGCCGCCGTCATGGACATGTCCGCGCTATTCGCGGAAATGGTCGGGAAGTTACCGCCCAGAGTCAGTTTTGATAACGTCTGCCTTGCCATCTTTTACCTCTGCTTTCGGGCTTGTTTTTTCGACAATCTTTCCCATTTGTTTCAGGGTAGCGATTTCCACATCGGAAAGATGGGACAAATCAATTTCCGCGCCCTCGCGGTAGTTCTTACCGTCCGCGCGACTGGAAAGAATCGCTCCGGGAGCCACTTGATATATTTTGTTTGCCATCGCTTGTTTTCTCCTATGAGTAAATCATTATTTTTACAGGGACGATTTCGTACCGATACGGAACGCCGCCTTCGTCGGGAACTACGCCGACAGCGGAACGCCCGTTCAAACTCAGACGATACCAAGCGGCGTTATCGCGGTTGTCGCGCACAATATCAGTTACCGATTTTCGCCCAAGATCAAGCGCATCTTCTGAATTTCGCGCCGTCCATGACTGCGAATCGGAAGCGTACAGGATGAAGATGCCGATATTGAAGTAAAACTCCACATCCGCCGCCGAAGCATCGGTTGAATTTGCTCCGTTGTCTTGATAATCGGTATCGCCAGACGCCACAATGATATTACGCGCCTTGCCGTTAAAAACCGATGTGCCGTAATCGAATACATCCCACGTACTATCCAGAGATGCGTCTATCAAACTTGCGAGAGTCTCGCGGATCGTCTGCCGATTAACAACGTTACTTGCCATACAACACCGCCTCCGCAATCCTGCGGTGCGCTCGACTCGTCACGGTATCGCCTATTTCTTCAATTGTGCGGTCGTAAAAGGCATGTTCACCGCCGCGCGCGTTTTCATACACGCCATACATCACGGGCTTCGGCTTTTTTGCGCCACGACGCGGAGAGACCGCTTCGGGGTCAATATAGACCATGCCTTCAAGACCTTGCACGTCCATGCGGTGAGACGATTTCAATGCTCCGCCGCCTTCGTATTTTCCAACGTGCGTGATTTGCACAGCGTACCGATGCAAGGCGATCACCGCCTCGCGCACCGCTTCCCCCGATTCGCCTTCGGGTTTCAGCGCGGCGATACGCCGATTATTTCGCGCCATTTCTTCCTGTATGCCCTCAATGGATAGTTTCGGGTCGTAGGGCATTAGTTTCTCAAATCTTCCACGATGATTCGCATACGGGTGTCGTTGGTGGGGAGCCACACATACGGCTCGACAGTTTTTACTTGATACTTTACGCTTGTCACAACAAACTTATCGCCCGCTTTTATATCGGGCGCGTCTTGCAAATGGAACTCCCATAAAACAACGGGAGTCTGCAATTGCAGACGTAAGCGGGTTTCGGCGTCCACAGGGGCTTTCGGGGTACAAGACAAGCCGGTAAGGTGAACCGCATAACCGCCCGTGAGCGTCGCGCGTTCTGTGCTGGCAGAGACAGTTGTCATCACCGCAAACGATGAATCAGTCATGCGTCAACTCCCGCATAACCACAGCGCTAGATGACGCTCCGCCGCCCGAATCGCTGCCGCCAAGCATTTCCGTAATGGCATCTCGTTTTTGTGAAAGGCTTTGCTGGTACGGTCCGGTCTGCGTGTCCACTTCGACGGCATAATCTTTTTGCAATTGCTCCAGCATTTGCCGTTCGACATAATTTAACGCGTTTTGTACTGTCTGTTCGTCCAGCCAGCGGACATCAGGCAAGCCTGTGTCAGGATCAATCGCGCCGACAAAACGCAATGCCGCGTCTATCGCGTAGGTATACGATCCTTCCGTGAGCGACCCGCTTGGCGTTGTGGATAGACTGCGGTCTGTAGCAAGTCGCCCAAGTTTTGCGTATACTCGCTCCGCCATTTGCAGGCGGGTCAACGGGATAAACCACAGCCACAGATCGTCGATACGAACATCGCCAGAAGCGTTGTTGTTCTCTACGACGAACGAGTAGGTGGTTCCCTCTGCCAAGCCGAAATTAAATGTATTTTCTGTCCAGGTGTCGGCTGTACCGCTTAGGTTCTGCGTGACTAATGTATTGCCATCGCCGTCAAGAATAACAAGCGTCGCATTAGAGCCTGAAAGATTCGCGCCAATGGCTTTGACGGAAAGATGGACTGTAAAGGTACGCACGCCGATAACCGCAAAATCCTGCTGGATGGACTTGTTACCTGTGGGTAAGACGCACACGCCGTAATGGTCGTCAGCGTCGCCCGCGTTATACACAACGGCGGCATCGCTGACCGTCCAGCCGTTGAGATTGTGCAAAAAGCGACCATTCAGCAGGAAATTACTTTCAGCCATCGCCGTTTACTTCTTGGATTTTTTCGCAACGGGCGCAGACTCCGCCGCTTCTTCTTTCGGCGCGGTGGATACCACTTCTGCTCCTGCCAGAATATCGGCATCGTCAGGGATTGGCTTGAAAGGCGCGGCTAACGGTTTGTTATGCCGTTGATTGCCGTCCGCCGCTTCGTATGCCGCGCGTTCGTCCGCAGTCGCCAATCGCCAGCCCGCAATCGTCAAACGAGCGCGGGCGTGGGTCTCGCTAACAATGTGAATCGCGCCTCTGGGGTTTACGATATAAAAATATTTTTCTTCCATGTCATTCCTTTCCTGTTACGCAAAGGTGATAGCCCCAGACGGGTACAGTTTTCCATCAGGAGCCACAAGCACAAGATACCACGTGCCTGTACCTACTTCGGTCAGCACTACGTCAATATCGCCGTCGGCTTCCGAAATCACCCAGCCAGAAACGTTGCTTGTCCATTCGAGCAAAAGACCGTCCGTGCCTATGGCAATGCCCGAGGAGGGCGCGGCGGCAACGGTGTCTCCGTTGGCATCCGCTGAAAGATACCAAGCCAGACCGATACGCTCGGACATATCGCCGCCGTTCTTGCGATCCGACAATTGAATCGTAACCGCAATCGCATTTGCCCCTTCCGTGCCGATGGTAAACGACGCGGCAACTTGCACATCTCTACCGTTCAAAATTTTGGACATGATAATCTCCTCAAAAGAGGAGGGCTTACGCCCTCCCTTTTAGATTTCGGCAGTAGAGACGGCTACGCCGTGATTGTCGCGCATCTCAGCCACGCCGTACAGTGTATCGAGCGTGAATTTTGCGCCGAGATAGTCGTGCGAGTATGACATGGTAACGCGCAACGCAACCCCGTCCTCGCTCAGCACGCGCTGATTAACACCCATGCCGGCGGGCGCAACGGGAAGCGGGCGGTTTGCCATAACAAACGCATTCTTTTGGAAGAACAGGTTCTTGCATTGCGTGGACGCAACGACGATCTTCTGGTCGAGGAACACATTGAATCCCATGAAGCGACCCGTCAAGGCGTCCGCCGCTTTCGCGCCAAGCATTTCGGCGTAATCGCGGTTAACGACCTTTTCGATACCAAGCATTTCGTATTCCGCGTCCTCATGCAACACAGCCACGCGGTCGTTCAACGGGGCTTTTGCCGCGTTCAACAAACGCCGCGCGTTTCGGAACGTATTTTCGGAGAGTCCGCTGGTCGCATTGATTGACTGCGAAAGACCTGAATACAGCGCGGCAATATCGCCGTCAATCTGCTCAGCAAGAACGCTCATCGCGTCGGCGGCATAGACTGAAAACCAATCAGGGCGCGCGAACGCTTTTGCAATGTCCTCGAGGATGAAGGAAACTTCCTTGTGTTTGTTGAGGGTGAGTGTGTATACCGCATCGTCGGGGGCTTGCAGGGTGATGACGGTATCGGCGGCTTTGTCGTTGACCGACAAGGCTCCGCCGTAAGGAATCTTGACAACGTTACCGTACTCCGCAACTTCGTTTTCGTAGTTGCGATTGACCAGTCGAGCCAGTACGGTATTGGCTTTCAGGTATTGCAGGGCTTCCGCCGCGATGATGGTCGGGGTGGAATCCGCAACAAGGGTGGACGTAATATTAGCCATTGCTAAATCTCCTAATTATCAGATTTGAGTCAGCAAGGCGTTTCGAGTTTAGCGTGCTACGACACGAGCCTTAATTTCTTCCCTGCCGTACCGCTTCGCGGATTCTAGCAGGATCGGTTTCCGTCAAAAAATCGAAAGTAGCGGGCTGTCCGTTTCGACGGTGGGGGGGAAGCCCGCGCGATTGCGGCTCTTTTACAAGAGCGAGCAATCCGTCTGCGTCCTTGGCAATTTCTTCCTCAGTTTCGCCGCGCAATCGTTCGACCAATTCCAACGGCAATCCTTTCGAGGTGGCAACCCGCAAGCGCAGACCGCCCAGCCTTTCAGCAGATAACTCCTTTTGTGATCCTTCGTACAGTTCCTTCCATTTGTTCTGGTCGGCGAGAGCCTTGTCGCTCTCCTCTTTTTGCTTCGCTTCGATTTCTTTCAGCCTTTGCTCCGCCTGTTGTTTACCCTGATTCAATTCCTTGAAACGGGGATGCTGAAAAATTTCCTCCCATGAAGTGGGAAACTTTTCAGGCTCCTTGACAGGTTCCTTCGGCGGCTCGCCCCCGCCCTGCGGTACGCCGTCCGACTGATATAACTTCTTAGACGTGAAAATCATGGTATTTCCTTTCGTTTTATTTCGCGTTCGACGCGTTAAACCACATAGCAAATCACCGAACCCGTTTTTACATTGCCGCCCTGCGCGATCACGGCTTTGATTTTGCCAGCAACTATCGGCTCAGTATGAGTGGCAAGAGCCGAGCCGTCGGTGTTCAAATTTTGAAGCACGCGAGGGTACAGAACTTGATCGGTATTCCAGTTGGCAATCGTCAACAAAGGGATGGATAAGTCGGGCGTTTCGCATGTCAACGTCAAGTCTACGCCATCGTCAAATGTGCCATCCGCCAATTGAACGGCGTAAAGTTTACCCATCAAGGGCTTGTCGTCGGTAACGGTTGCCGCACCGCTTGCGTTTGTTGTCAGGTCTATTCGTATCGCTTCCATAATTCACACTCCAAAAAGAAAAGCCGCGCTTGCGCCCATTCTCTCGAATGAACACAAGCGCGGCTTTTCAGCGGGGCTTTCAGATATTCAGTTGGGATAAACGAGTTTATTATACTACGTTTTTCTCCTCGAATCGAATCGTAATATTATTGTACTCGGGCAATCCGTATTTTTTACGGATTGCCGCGACAATCGCCAGCAACGCGCGGCAGACAATATCGGCAAGGGTTTTATCGCTCATAAAATAATATTAGCGGCGGGCAGTGGCGTGAGATGGATATATCTTGACTCTCGTTTTTGTGCGTTCACGGGCTTGTAACTCTGCCTCTGCCGCGTCCTGCATTTTTGATGTAGGGATTCCGAACTCCTCAAACGACTCATGGTACAAGGCTTCGGATGTGCGGCAATACCAGTGGAAAGGCGGGTCTTGAACTTCGTCAGCGTAACGCGGCGTACCCGTCAAATGAAACGGCTCGTTCAGTGGTTGTACCTGCCCATGTACGCGGAGACAACAGTCTGTCGTGCGCTCGTCAATCGTTGCAATCGCTTGTTTTTGATACGTCGCCTCCTGTTGTTCGTTGAACGTTGACAGGTACGCGCCAAGCAAGCCGATGCCATACAGCCACATATTATCGACCTCCTCGCCAGTCGCTCGATTGCTATTCGCCAGCCAGACCGATGCGCGACCGTCGGCAAGGTTCTCGCTCAACAAGCGGTCTATCTGCTCGTCGCGACTCGCGTTGCTAATTCGCAACCTCGCCGACTGAGTTTGAATACTTGTTTCCAACTGACTGACCCACGCGCTTGTATTGGTCATGTAAGACAGTTCGCCGTCCTGCGCGATCCGCGACCCCGCGTTAAGTATGGGGGCAATATCGGCAGAATCGGTCAGTCCTGCGCGTTTCGCTAATTCGACATTTTTGCGGGTATAGTTTACGACATGCCTTCGGACATCCCTGCTGGTTGCGGCGGCGGCAGTTTGCACATTGCGCGACAAGTCGGTTATTGTATTGACCATTTGCCTTACCGCTGTTCGTGAAACTCCATCACGCGCGAGAATGTCCAACAGAGTGCGGCGAGCGTCGGCGCGATACTCGTTTATTTGTTTGAGATACGAGCGCTCCGCCGCAATCATCTTCTTTTGAAATTTCAAGGCGTTGGCTATGTCAGGCATCCAGGTCGCCTTCACGCGGGCTTCGTCCCGCTTCCATCTGCTCAAGTTCAATCTCGCTCATTCGTAAAGCAATCTTGTCCTGCGGCATTATCGGCAAAATCGGGCGGTTGGGGTCAAGTATCAATTCAGGATCGTCCAGCGGGGCGAGTTCGCTCAGCCCCATGCTTACGGCGGCTTTGCCAGCCATTTGCATAGCCGTTATCAGCCCCCGGTCATAGTTCGGGCGCACACGCTCGATTTTTATCACCAACTCCAGCAACTGCAATTCAAGCGTCTGTGTGGCGACCTGTCCCGCTTTTCGCAATTCATCGAAAGATAATTCGGGCAAGGACTCATATACAGCGGATTTAATCTCTCGAATAAACTCCATCACGCCCGGAATGTCAATCGTCGGCACAACGGGATTCACAACCGCGCCTTCGGGCAGAAACCACATAATCGATGAACCACGCTTCAAGTCCGAGGGTTCCGCGCCTGATATTGTCCACTGCGGATCGGCGTTCTTGGAAATGATTTCAGAGAGCCGTGTCGCCATTGTATTCACCTCGTTCAACGGCAATATCGACTTTTGATATGTGCATTCACCGAACTCCGTGCCATCGTCAATGTGTAACACTTCGACAATGGGGATAACGCCCTGCTCGTTAATGTATTCGGCGTCACGGTCATCAAACCCAGTCAACGCGCCGTCGCGGTATGTGCGGATCGTCTTGGGCGTAATCACTTCGGCATACTCAAATACCCCTTTTTCGTCCTCACGTCGCTCCACCCAAAAGGCTAAGTCGGCTCTGTCTGTATATTCCCCCGTGTAAACTAACATAAAACAAGTCGGGCGGGCGGGCTGTAGTTCGATGCGCTTGTTGTCCTCGTCCCGAACATCCGCTACACGGATGCCGGATACGCCGTACAATGCGCCATAGTGCGAGTACAGTATGCCTTTCGTGTCCCAACGAGACATATCAAATAACGCATCTCGCGCCGCGTCCCACGTCTTAGATTTTGGCTCGATAGTGACTGGGGGGAAAAGCCAGTCGCCGCCAATAATTCCCGCGTCAATGTCCACTGCGCGGGCAAGCGGCAAGAAAAGCGGCTTGATTTCCTTTGCCGCTCGCGGGCCCAACGACCAGATTGCCGTGTCGTGTATGCCGCGATACACAGAACCATCGTAATAGGAGGCGCGGAACATAAGTTCCCTCATTCGCCTATCCCACCCCTTTTGATACGGCTTGAACTCTTCAATGCTGAAAATCGTATTGGTTTGTTCGCTCATTGATAATTCCTTATTATTTCGTCAATTTCTGTTGCGCTTCGGGCGGGAAGGATCACAGGCTTTCCTCGCGGCTGTTTGTAAAAATCAACCACATCCGATGACGCCCGCCGCGCCAGCATTTCGTCTTCATACGCATACCGCAATGCGTCTATCAAATGATTGTTTTTTTCAGCAGGCACAGGCAAACCCGAACGATGCACAACGCGCCCGTCGACTTCCTTCCACTTGTACTGCCGCAGTTCGTTGATCGCATTGACACAGCGCTGGTCTACATAGATCGTTTGTTGCCGCAACCATTGAATACCGAATAAAACGCTATCCCTCCCCTTGCGCGCGCCGACGGCATGTACGTTGTGCCTGCGTAATTCGCGGATGCTTTTCGGCTCCTGGCTATCGCAGATCACCCGATCACGCCCAGAAAATTTCAGGACTTCTTCCGCCAAAACATCGTTGGTTAAGTCGGTTTCGTATAATTCATCGTAAATATATATCGCCCTGTGTTTTTTATCGTAGTGCGTCCCGATGTACGCGGCGGGATCGTCGGCATATCCGAAGTCTAAACCATTATGCGGTTCGGTAAAGTGCTTGCGAAGCGGGGTCATGTCTATGATTTGCCAGTTGTGGAATATAACATTGCCCAACACGCCCCAGTTTCCAAATGTATACACGTCCCTGTAGTATTCATCGGTCTCTTTCAGTAATTCGGTCACGTCCTGCTGAGTCAAAAAATGATTGTGGACATACCACGTTTTCAGGATAAGCAGATCGTCGCTGGTGTATACGGTTTGGTCTTCCGTCCAGCCGACAGGGGCAAAAAACTCATCGTAAATCCAATGGCCTTGAACAATCGGGTTAAATGTCAATGTTATCCGCTTTTCGATTCGCTCATCGCCGCCGCGCAAGCGTTTCCGCAAATCTTTTAGATCGCTTCGGTTGACCTCCGTTGCTTCCTCGATCCATATATCCGTGACAACGCCCGTTTCAGGCGTGATGGATTTGATTTTCTCCGTATCGTCCAAGCCCGAAAAAAATATCTGGTATCCGTTTACACAGGTGATAATCCCGTCAGTACGGTTGACATTGAAATACTGCGCTACTTCCAACTCTGCGATTGCCTTGCGGATTTCGTTCATAACAGACTTGCGGATGCTTCGCCCTACGGCGCGGCAAATCAGGTAGTTGCGACCGCCTTGAATAACGTCCAGTACGCAACGCTTGGCGACGAACACCGACTTCCCAGAACCTGAGCCGCCATAAAAAATCTGTGTCCGCGAATCGCAGTCCAGATATGGAAGGTAGGCGTCATTGATCGACAGGTTCTTTTGCATCGCTTCTTTCACTCGCTTTTTGCACAACGATGTTTATCGTCCCTCCGCCGCTGGTCAGGTCTATTTCATCCTTCAACAGACCAGGATATAACGCTTTCAAGATCGTCTCAAAGTCCTTCGGGGCTTTACTGCTGAATTTCATGCGAATCGCCGCCTCGATGCGCGTGATGTCATACTCGACGGTCTCGCCCGCTTCATTGCGCTCCTTGATCCGCATGAGTTCCGCGCCGATGCGCCGAAATAACTCCCGCGCTTTGACGGAGGTTTTCGGCACGCGCGCAATCGCGCGGCGCGGGTCGTAGCCTTTGACGAACGGCTTGAGGTTGGCTTTCTGTTTGTCGGTAACAGTCATTGTCTCAGATTTCTCACAGATTCAGGGGCTATAGTTTCTTGATTTCCAGTTCTGGAAACGCCGTACTCATGCGCTCCAAAACAACCGAAGCGAAAGCGGGGGATAATTCAATCATTCTGCATTTGCGTCCTTCGTTCTCACTTGCTATCATAGTGCTTCCGCTTCCACCAAAGGCGTCATACACAATCTCGCCCTGCCTACTACTGTTTCTAATCATGTGCTGGATAAGAGCAACTGGCTTCATAGTCGGGTGCTCATCGCTTTTCTTGGGGCGGGGATACTCAAAGACACTCGACTGCGTTCTGTCATCCGTGAAGTAATGCGCTCCGTCACTCTTCCAGCCATACAAGATGTTTTCGTGCTTGAAATGATAATCAGCACGAGATAATACAATCTGATCTTTCAACCACACCAATCCCCATCGGTAGTCAAAGCCACTTCCTGCGAATGATGCAATCAGAGCAGGAAGTGGCGTGCCCGCCGGGCACGCTACATATACCGCCGCACCTGCAACACTAAACTCTGCCGCGTTCTTCAACGCCGAACGAATAAACTCTTCCAACTCGTCGGCAGGTAAATCGTCGTTCTCTATTTGGCGAACCCGATGGGCTATCGGGTTCGCCGCTTCCATTTTGTCACCGTAACTCACGCCATATGGCGGGTCAGACCACGTTAGATTTATCATCTCCCCTCCCATCACCCGCTCCACATCCTCGCGCTTGGTCGAATCGCCGCACAGCAAACGATGTACGGCTATCTGGTACAAGTCGCCACGCTGTACCTGCCATTTTTTCTGCAACTCCTCGGCGCGGTCTATCTGCGGTTCGGCGTCTATGGTTTCCTCACGCACACCCATAGTCTCCAGCATCCCACCAAACATCTTATCCTCGTTTTGCGCTATCGCCAGCGGCGAGCGAGGCGATGAGGTCAATATCAGGACTATACGACTGTTTTCCGATCTCGTTATCGTCCAAACCAAGCGCGATAGCCTCCGCCGTGTGCGGGGCTATATCGTCACGGACAACGTTCACGAGTTGGTCTCCCGTAACATGCACATTGACGATCTCTTTGAAGCCAGCCGCCGCCGCTTTTTCCAACGTGTAATTGCCCGCGTACACCACACGCCCTTGCCAGCCGATGCAATCGAACGGAACGCGCCGCGCCGTTGCAGTGAATTTTC